TAGTGGTTTTAAATGTATTTTTTGTCTTATCTTGTAATCTAACAGTAATACCAAGGCGCACACAGGGATAAGCAGCAAGCTAATGAGCCCATTATGGCCCTTGAATATGCCAAAAAAGTGCCCATAAAGGAGGCTCCAGCCCAGAGGGGCTGCCGATGTTACATAAGAGGATATTCTTAATTTCTCTGATATAGTGTCCCTCTTCTTCTTACTGAGAAGCGGCAATATATCATACGCGATTAATCCTATGATGCTAACCCATATAACTATATTTGTTATCTTTCCAAAATCATATTCAATCATACTTCAGGTCCTAGTATTCTAGTAAATCCAAATGATGCGAGCACATCAATAGGGCTTCCATTATCCACCAGGGGTGATCTAACAATAAAGACTCCACCAAGCAAATTATCGTCGCTATCATACCCCATGGCATTCTGATAATAAGCTGCATCAGGACAGCACTTGGCGAGAAGTGTTGGTATCTTGCTCGTTTCTCCTTCTCCAAAGAGGTTATACAAAACTTTGTACTCGACTCCTCCGTTATCGTAAATCGGAGCCTTATCCCAGACTCTTATGTCCCTAAGCTCTTCTGTTATATCAACGGTTTCCAAATTTGCTGCTGCTATCCTGAGGGTGTCACTTTTAATAACAAGCAAAACTGCGTACCGCCAATCTGTCATAGTCCTAAATCCTCAAATGTATACGAAGTCCACGCAGCAAGATCTGCTCTATCAGAAGAAGATAACACACCATCTACAACAAACATCTGCGCCATCTGTTCAGGGTAGTACGAATCCAAAGTCCCGGCATCATCTCCGAAGATAACGCCAAGATCCAAACCAACATTTAAAGCAATGCCAGGGTTCTCCAGTCCTATCTGAACTCCATTCTCGTATATGGCCAAGAATGATGTTGTTGCCTGAGTTTCAAGAAGTAAATAATCCCCTCCTGCTGTTACGCCATCTGCCCTGACATCATCACCCCCAGACAGGAATCTCCAGTCAACTCCTGTAGACCTATGAAGCAAGTAAGCTCTGCTGGTTCCTAATATTGTTTGCCCATCCCATATGGCATACACTGCTGCTATATTTGGTTTTTGCAGGACTGCAATAATAGAATTATCGCTTGTTATGCTGTAACTATTCTCCATTCTGGAGGAGATGCCATCAAACTGGAGCACAGATATCCCTGTATTATCTGTCAGCACTGGCCTTGTTACAGAGCCGGTGGCCAATAGATCTTCATTTCCTACTTTATCGGTAAGTCTTCCAATTGGGTCTCCGTTATCAGCCGGTACTGTTCCCCCTATATCCACAAACCTCGCATCTTCATCAGTAGGGTCATACCAGTTGGAAAGATTGTCTATCTCTAATGGCGTCCACTGTAATGAGTTCGAGAGCGATGGAGCACTAGTGCCTGCTGAGTTGGTGGCAGTAACTCTGCCCTCCAAGACGGGGCCTATATCATCCTCTGTAAGCACGAAGGAGCCTGAAACACCGGAAGAGTAGGCAACAACACCATCTCTTAGCAGTTCATATAGATAAGAGTCTACATCTTCAGTCCAAACCCCGTCACTTAACGTTAAGGTGCCTCCAATAGTAAGATCTCCTGATAGAGTAGGGGCAGTATCAATTAGAGGCGTGGATATAAAAGCTTCATCAAACGGAAGAGTATCTGTATCTGTCAATAATTCTACATCGAACACAACCTGTCCTTTTGTCTGCCTCACGGACCTGAAAGGACTTTCTTGGTTTTGAGATTTTCCGTAGCTATAGCCCAAAACTCTTACAGATATATCTGTTTGGTAAAACTTATCCTTTGCGGTGAAATCATCTAAATCATCGTTGTGGTTAAAATCTGGGTCTATGAAGGCCTCGAATCTGTGGCCATTCTTTTCAACAACGAAATAATTCTGATTTCCTAACTCTCCCATTATAGTCTGCACTATAGTGTTCATCTGTTGTCTATAGTCTGTTCTTATCGAAACCGTATAAGAGACTTCAACGTAATAGACTTGCGGAATATACTTTACATCGTAAATTAATCTCGGAGATTTCTCTCTCTTCACTTGAAACCTGACGCCAGAGTTAGGATATGAGTCTCTGTACGATTTCGTGAACTTCTGAGTAGTAGGACCGCTTAATCTTCTTGAAACGGCTATATGGCCTCTCTGCGCGCCAGAGAGAGAGGGCATGTTCGCCCAAAAAGTAGACTTCTTACTGATATCCTTCGAGAAACCTTCTCTTGTCACCGAAATAATAGGATAAATCAGACTTCCATCGCCATCTCTTATATCTTTATACTTTTCTGCTACGTATGCCCTTTCAAAAGTCGAAAATAGCACAGGAACCTTTTTATTACCCCTATTAGTAGAAACATTGATATTCAGATGGTCCCTGTAATACTCGAATAAAGCAGCATCTATAGTTTCAAGGCTGGATTCAAGAGATTTTTCCCAGTAAGGAAGCTCGTTTGTGTCTATGTTGTTATCTTCCATTAAAAGCACCATCTCTTAACTTGGAGCAAGTAGCCCTTACTTCAAATCTGAACTCATTTTGCCCGAAAAGCTCTCTTTCTTCTATTAATTCTGTTATCTCGAAGAAAGATTCTCCGTATCTAACAACATCACCCTCTTTTACAACCATATTTTGGTCTTCGTTAACTCTTCGTTTGTGAAAGTAGAGCAATAGCTTAGGCCTTCTATCTATACCAAACTTTCCTGTTGTCGATTCCTCATCAAACTCAGCCCTTAGTTTAACATGTACTGGCGGCTTATATGTCTTTACTATAGCTTCCCCATATAATTCATGATAATCAGAAGCCTTTACGTCCAGAGAGAAGTAAAAGACATCCTGTCCTATCACTCTTTCCACAATCTCATCGCTAATCTGCTTGGTAAAGTCTCTCTCTGGTTGGTTTAGGAACAGAGGAGGTGGTGGAGCATCCTGTTTTTCGTACTTTTCATCGTCTGCCACTTATTACCTCACATTCTGTAGATCTTTAAAGGTATCTTTGACATAATTGTCTCTGCGTTCTCTACCTTCTTGGCATCTTCTTCGAGCAAATTGCCATATGAGAGTTGTTCGATCATATCCTTAAGGTCATCCTTTAGCGCCTCTTCCTCTTCTTTGCCTTGAGTTATAAGTTCAGGCCCGTTAAGAGTAATCGACTCTCCTGGGATGGGGATGGAAGTGAACTTTGATCTTATGAGACCGAGCATTATCTTGGTCCTGGCCAGGGCATACTTTCTTATCCATTGCTTACCTACAGAGTTAATCGAATCATACGGTATATTCTCGAATGGTAAGTTGTTAAGTCCTGAAACTCCATTAAGCTCTGGTCTATTCACGTAAGTAGGGTTTCCGTCCTCATCAAATTCCAGTATCGGATCGAATGGACCTTCATCTATGATAAACTCAAAGTAAAACTTTCTAGGACTATACTCTTGAGGCGTAGGGAACAGCCTTAACTTGTTGTTTCTCACGAGATAGGAGAAGTTCGAAGTCCTTACTTCAAGAGCGTCCTGATAAGCAGCAGCCTGGAGCTTGTGTTCCCAGACAGGAACAACTTCGAATGTTGCACTATCTGCGTATTGACCATATCCATAATGAGATCCGTTGCTAGCTACTGATATTGCTCCAAAGTAAGCATAGAAGTTCCACGTAGACCTCCTTGTCTTCCAGAATACTTTTTTAATAATGATATTCTTATCTTCGACCAAGCCGTTAAACCTTGGATCATTCGATATAGCAGCTTCAAGATCATAATCCTGCTGTCCGTTAACCACATCAATATAGGACATGTGATATGTATAGTCCCCGCCTACACCAGCTTCTCCTGCTAGTCCTTCACCTATCTGTCTAGCATAACCTATCTTAAACTTGGGATAGGCTTGGTTGGCTCCTCTCAGTTCTTCGTTTTCAGCATCGTCAAGCAACTGCCCATTTTCGTCAAACTGTCCTGTAGTAGACCCAAGGAAGTCAGACATAGTGTTTCTAGCATGCCCTAGAAGAATGTGGTATGAGTACTCAAGGACAGCTTCTTCGTATGCAGCATAAACCTGACATTCATCTAACTCTATATCAAGAACATCGCCACCAAGTTGCTTGTAGGTGTATGCAACTTGATCTGCTGCTCCTTTCTTGAAGCTATCTTCCTGTTCTACAGTCCAATAAGAATGAGTATCGCAATTAATATAAGTCGCGAACGGCAAGCTTTCACATGTTACGTTATCTACATCTCCTCTTGCCGGGAGTATAGATTTTGATGATAATGATTCTGGTTCTAGTATAGGTAAAGCCATTTTATCCTCCTGTTAGCAACTTAAATATTGATCCTCAAAGAAAACCCCCTCTCAGGAAATCCCAAGAGGGGGTCAGGGTTGGTTAGTTATCTAACCTATCAACCACCAAGATCAGTGACGATAACCAAGCCGTACAAGTCAGGTCTGACCATGCGCTTACCATAGCGAGACATGACTGCCGTGCGTGGTGTAAAGTCATCTGGGTCTGGGATGGTCTGGAACTTGAGGAATGGCACATATGGGGCGTACACATACCCGGTGTCGAAATCACCTGTTCCTTTTCTACCAACCAAGATAACATTTCTTGGGAAATAAGAGTTGACGTAAACATCAAACTTCTTATTCAAGCTACCAACAACATCCATCCCTTTCTCAAGAGACCCACCCTTAGTTTGGTCATGGACCACGCTAGAGCGATATGCAGCAGTGTTCTCGAAAATGTTTGCAACTTCAGGTCCGCAGACGAGGAAAGTTGCTCCACCGTTTCGAGTCTTTCTCATGATTGTTGCCGAAACCTCATTAACCGCGTGGGTAAGGGTCTCGTACCATTCACTAACAGTACCTGTGAAGTCTGCACCAAGCAAAGCTTCGTTGGCGGACGATGAGATTGGAGCACCAGTGCTGTAATCAAGGAATTTACCAGGGCGTCTTGACCAGTAGACAACGCCAGCGGTTGCACCATGGATAAGATCGTTAAGGATTTCCTGATCAATCTCAAGAGTCATCTGATCTGCAAGGATGCCTGTAAGCTCTGCCTCAACATCAAGGTTGTGGTAAGCTGCCAAGTCCTGTTGCAGTTCAGGGGTCCACTTGGTCTTGAGCTTCTTGGTAGTAGTCTTGATATCAATTGAATCCAATCGAATATCAATCTCTGCCATGTTAGGATTACCTTCAAGGCCCCATGAAGAAGCACCAACCAATGACCCTAGAGCCGTTGAAGTTGTAAGGTTATCGTAGATCTTGAACGTTGCTGAAAGATCTTCAGCAGTTGTAGTACTGGTAGTACCAACGGTATCGCCCGAGGTGAGGGAAGCAGCACCCGAGTCGCTAGGGACGACGAAGACAAGCCTGAGATAATCATTCGCAGGGGTATCGTAATCTCTTACGATCTTGGTAAGCCTTCGAACTTGTCGAGGAGTACCAGTGCCTGCAAAGTCTGCAATCAAAGAAATGTCATCGAGCCTAAAACTCTGAAGAGCATCCTCAAAGACTTGATCAATATCGCCGCCGACGTTGCTCAAGAGCAAGTCGCAAACAACAGCATGAACATCCTCAAGGCCAAGCAAGTCAGCATCGTGACGGATTAGTTTAAGCTGTGCATCTGTAGGGGAGCCATCGAGGTCGATAGCATCAGCAGCGAGGGTAAGGTCTGCATCTTCAAAAGTGGTAGATGCTCCAAGTGCATTGGAGTACGAATCATCTGCCAAGTTGTAGAAGCTGGTCTCATCATTAGCACCAGGGCCAATGTCAACACCTCTACTGACTTCCGAAGCAACGACGCCGCCACCGTAAAGAGAAACTCCTGATTCATCAGGTCTTCCGGTTTGAGCATCGCCCTTGGTGAAATCAAGGAAGAAGATGAGCCCACTTGGTTGACTCAAAGACTGAACCGAAACAAGATCCTGAGCGATGACTTCGCCAAAGACTCTTCGGATAAGTGGAATAGCGATAGAAGCATACCCCTCGATAGCACCAACGGCCATAGAGTTAGCTTCTCTAAGAAGTGCAATTGTTTGGTTCTCAAGCAACTGCGCGATATTGGCCTGATCTCTTCGATCGCTGATGCCATCAAGAAGGCCTGTGCCCTCCCAACGCTCAATAAGCATTTCTGCCTTCTCAGCGGCTGTCTCCAAGACAATGCCTTCTGATAATTTTTCTAATAGTGACATTTTTTAATTCACTCCTCTGTGATACCTGCGAGCTTTCTAAATCTATATTTTGTCTGGTTAGAAAACTGCGAATTATTTTGTTTCTTTTTTGGCGTTCTGTTCTCTTTTATCATTCTAATTGAAGACTTGTTCGTTTTCCCTTCCATTTCCTCGATAGATTCTTCCGATCCCATGATCGGCAATGAGGTTGAAATTGCTTCGTTCAGCGCCTCCAGTTTCTGATAATCAAGGCCTTTATTGTACGCTTCCATCATTTTCTTAATTTGAAGGCTATTCTTTGAACCGTCAGAAAGAAACTGTATCATAAGCTTGTCTCGATTAGATTTTTCCCGCATAGCCTTGTTGACTTCTTGCAGCTTACTAATCACGGCCTCGCTTTTCTTCATGTATATAGTGGCTTGCTTGTGTTTTTCTTGTAATTGTTTATATTCTTTCTTTAAGTTAGACTTGTTTTCTATCATCTCGTCTAGTCTATGATCTAACATCTCGTTAAGCTCCAAGACATCTTCATAGCGCTTTTTCATAGCAAGTCTTTCTTCATGTCGATTTAATTCTTCGACATTGTTGCCAATAACTCCATTGGAATCAGTAGGCTCCATATCATAATCAACTTTCGTCTCCTCTTTCACCTCTTCTTGCTCGTTAAAGAAGTTTTCCCTTCTATTCCTATCAACTTCTTCTTCAAGCTCCTCTGAGTCTTCCGATTCCTCGAGTTCGTTTTCTTCTTCGAGTTCCTCTTCGTCATCACTAAAGGCTTCTAGGAGTTCGCTTAAATCAAATTCGATCTCCAGTTCCTCATCAGCGCCCTGATCTTCATCAGTAACATATGATGCTGGGGCTTTGATGTCGTCGGCTACTTCTGCTGAGGCTTGTTGATCGCCTTCGAGGTCCATCTCCGGCTCATCACCAAACAGATCCTCTTCGGGCATCTCTTCTTGTTCTGAGAGGAGACGCATAATGCCTTCTTCTATTTTTTTGGAGTTCTCTTCCAAGATAGCTTTCTCTGAAGCCTTCCTTGCCGCTTCCTTTACTTTCTTGGCATCCAAGATAGATTCTCTTAGTAAATTACTATTCATATTATCTCTCTCTATTATTCAGAAGTGATGCCAGAAATCTGATCGAGTTCTTTATCAGGATCTTCTGCAACATTTTCCGGTGTAAATGTAGGATAAGGATCTCTTGATCCGTTTATCGCTCTAGGTATATTTGTAAGCTCTGCATAAACATCCGCTACTCCAGTAGCAGCAGTAGCCAGATCATCTGCTGTTATATAGATATTGAAGCACTTACACTCAAAAGTCATCTCCTCTCCGGGGGCAATAACCCAATATGCCTTGGCGACCTTTACAGCGCTATTAGTGCCAGCATCAGGGTCAGGGATATTAAGAGAAGCAAATGAGACATACAGATCGGATGGCGTGCCTCCCTCATCTGCATTTCTTACTACAATCTTCTTTGCCATTGACGGGAACTGAATAACATTCCCGGCAGATATATCATCGAAAAGGAGATCTGCGGTGAAATCATCCCCGGCTATCTCCTTTCCTGAAACTAGATACGGCCTCCCCGCTACTAAATAAGAAGAAGCATTATTGCTTCCTGATGATGGTCTTTGATTATGCATTCTACTTCCTTATATTCCTTTGGTTATACCAAGAACTTTGTTTATGCTTGGATCTTCGGTAAACTCTTCTATTGTGTAGTGGTGGTATATTCTGTTTGAAACACTTTCTCGTCTTTTTACGGAAGATACTTGAGCCACAATATCTAAAGTGGCTTCCGATGTCATCGAGGAAGATGTAGACATATAGAGATTGAACACCTTTCCCTCTATTCTAACAGATTCACCAGGGGCAAGCTCGTAATAACACTTTCCTACTTTCACGGCGCTATTGGTATCTGTATCCTCATCTGGTATGTCCAGAGAGGCAAGATAAATTCTTGCTGTTCCCGCGCCAATTCCAGAAGATGTATTGTGGATGAGGATATCCATTGCCATATGGGGAAACTCTATAATGCCCCCTTCAGGATCTTCTTCCTTAATATCTGATGACCAATCTACTATCGGACAAGAAACCCCGCTAAGAAGGCAAGGCCTTGTTATCAGATTGGTCATCTCTATTTTTGTTAACTTCCCTCTAGACATTATCTCTTAGCGATTTCTCTTGCTCTCCTTACGCCTTCGTGCTTCGGCTTTCTTTCTCTTGTATCTCTTCGCAAGAGACTTCTTTCTGTGCCTTCTAGTCATTGAAGACTTTTCAGACAACTCCCTTACTAGATTCTCATCGTAATTAGGCCCATGATTCTTACATTTTGTAATAAATCTGGAGACCAGCTTCGCGCTTGACTCGCCTCTTCGCAAATCTACCTTTACGTTATATGGTTTACTCATTTCAGCTTCTTCCAAGTATCTTTGAACATTTCTTGCATTGCTGTGACTGCTTTAGTATTCCTATCATCATATGAAAAGTTTGCATCATTTGTGCTAGCAGTCCTAGTCTTCGGTTTATTAGTTTTAGGCTTTACGTGCCCCGGCATAGAGATAGCCATTTCGTTGCTCTGACTACGAGCCTCTCTTCTATATTGCTCTAACATCTTCTTTCCTATATCAGAACTAGAAGAAGATCCCCTGTTTTGGTTTGAAAGCTGCTCTTTCAGCATCTTGTTTTCTCTAATAAGGTCTTCAACTTCTTTATCTGTATAAGATGAAGACTCCATCAAGGAACTAACGCCGATTTTGACTAACTCTTCTTTCACCATCTCCTCTACCAGAGGCCTAAGTGCTTTTTGTATATCAGACTTCTTCATTGCTCTCTCTTATGAGTTCTTTGTATTCAATCTTATCTACAAGCTTAAAACAATACTCCAGAGATTCCTCCAGATATTTTTGCTCCAAATCAAGAAATCTATTTCTTCTGTAGTACAGATATTTTCCTACAGACTGCCTCAGCATGCTTGACTTAATCTGGTTCAGGTGAGGCTTAATAGATTCTTCTAGCTTGTAATCATAATGATTCTTGGACTCGCTTAAGATGTTATCGTACTGTTTTACTAAGATGTTAGTAAATTCCAAGATAGGAGTAACACTCCATTTCGAGTCCGGTATATGAGACTCCATTAGCGTATTCATTACAGAATACTTTGCTACAAATTTTTCTA